TGCAATAGACCAAGAAATATCTAATTTAGAAAAAGCTATTAAGTCTGCTGATAGTGTTGGTGAAATGAAAGCTAATACTGAAATTGCTAGATTACAAGGTGAGCTTAAAAAAGAATTAAATATTTCTAGAGAAATGCAACAAGGTATGGGAGAAACATACGAAACTGAAGCTCTACGTAAAAGAGTTACCTCTGCTTATGGTGGCAAGGTAGACCCTATGAATGTAGAATTAACTATTGAAGATGCTAAACCATTACCTACTACATCTAAAGGTAAAGGTCCTGGTATAAAAAATGCTGAAGCTATTATTCAAACAGGATTAGAATCTAAACAAATACCATATGATACTTTAAAATCTGGTGAATATTCTTTTTCTAAAAGTTCTTTAGGACAAGCATCAGTAGAAAAAGCATTACGTGAAGGAGCTGGTATTGGTAGTCCTGAAAGAGCTGGTCTATTTACTGAAGCACAAGCACAAGCTGCTGCATCTGGTGAACCATATAAAGGTAGAACTAAACCTTATGATTTTCGTGACCCTACGTCTGGAACTTCAAAAGGTATATTAGGACAAGCTACTAGTGATGCAGGTAAAACATATGGTAAAGGTCCTAAGTTTACTGGTGTAGATGCACAAGGTAATATACAACAACCAAGACAAGCTGTAGATTTTGGAGATACATCTCATTTAGAAGTAGGTAAAGGTGACTTTTATTATAGAGAAACAGGACCTAAAAATTTACAACCTGACTTTGACCCATTAGAAGACTACGATGGACCTGCATATGATGCACAACATCAAGATAGAGATATACCAAGATTTGAAGATATACCAGGTAGAGATTATCCAGCAGATGACCCAACAGGTAGCAGAAGTAAAATGAAAGGTAAGTTTGCTGGTAAAAAAATATCAGGTAATACAGTTAATTCAGTTACTCCTGATGCACCTAAAGCTGTTACATCTGGTGAATCATTTAATATGAAAAAAGCTTTTGATGAAGGTGTGGCTCAAGGCATGACAGGAAGACAAGCTCAAAAAAATGCTGAACGTCTTGCTAGATTAGCTAAGATAAAAGGCAAAGGTAAAGGTAAGGGTAAGCTATTTACAACACTTGGTGCTGTAGGTTTAGCTGCTTTAATAGAAAAAGGAAATAAATAATGTCAAAAGAATATAAAGATATATTAGAAAAAACATTATGGACATTTGTTGAAGCATTTATATCTGCGTTAACAGTTGCTCCATTAGTTGGTGTAGATGCAGAGGCTTTACAGTTAGCTGCGTTATCAGGTGGTGCAGCAGCGTTAGTAGTTGTTAAAGAGTTTGCTAAAAAACAATTAGCTAAACCTGTTAAGAAAGTGAGTAAATAATGCCTAACGTAAAACGTATTGAAGGTGGTGGAAAAGGTAATATGGAACCTAAACAAGTTTATGAAAAAAACTTAAGTGCAATATCAGGTTATAATGTTATGTCAAGTTTAAACCAAGGTATTGGTTTTAAAGATATGGCAAAATTATTTGTAAGGGTTGCACCTAAGTCTGCTGGATTATATTCAGCTAATCTTAAAACTTGGGATGATAGAAATAAAAAAAATCAAGGTACTAAGTTAAATCCATAATGGCTCAATTTAATCCTAAACCTAAACCTCGTAAAAAAGGACTTGAAAATTCTTTAAAAGATATGAATCTTTATAAGAAAGCATATGCAAAGGCTTACAAGAAATATAAAGTAGGTCAAGGTTATGCTGGATTAGGACCACAAGAACTTAATCGTAGAAAGTATCAAGCTAAAATGTTAACTAAAAAAGCTGGTGCTAAAGCTGATAAATTAGATTATCAAGCTAATTATTTAGAATCAACAGGTTATCCTGATATTTTTGGTGATAAGAAATACCTTAGAAAAAAAGCTGAAGGCTTACGTAAAATCGAACAACAGTTCGATAAACAATATAATAAACTAGGTAAATAACAACGTCCAAAGTTTAAATAGTACGTTCTCTTTTTAAAAAACCTTTAAGTAAATCTCTGTAGGCTACACTCTTTCCACTAGATTGCCTACCATCATATATATCATGGTGCCATTTACATAATATTGCTACATTATTAATATCAAACTTACGTGACTTGCTACCACCCATACCAATACCTTGTATATGTGCAAGCTCTAACCATTTGTTATCATTACAATATGCCCATTCACAGCGTCCTCCTGCCCTTTTAAGAGCTTCTTCTCTAAGTGGTGATAAACTTTCCATCATACTTTATACATTGTGTATTTCAATGTAATTTCC